GTATCTTCATTCAGGAAATGCGAAAAAAGGAATCCATACAACAACATTGGAGAAAATAGGTAAATATTTAAATGACCAAAATAAATTGTAACTTTCGCAAAAAACGAGTGAATCAATGCGTAAGATATAGGAATGGAATACCAACCGAGGAATGGATCGCAACTATTGTTATTCAAACTCAAAAAGACGAAACAGTAATTGGTTATTCGATAGAGTTTAGTTACGATTTGCTCCCAGCTGTATGTGTTTATACGGATATTGATTTACATAGGTTAATAATAGCATTCAGGCGCAACGGAATAGGAATATTAAAGACAGTAACAATCGGACACCTCCATTACATCTATTTTTTACGAAATTCAACAGAAAATTAATACATTTGTAACATGAAAAACACGAATAAACAGAAAATGCGTAAAGTTCTAGGTCTTATTTTGATTCCTTTTTTTACCGCAATATTTGTATTTGACAGATTTTTATTAGTCTTTTTGATATGGTTAGAACAGCCAAAAGTAAAGAGCTGGTTTACGGGACAAAAGGAAATGACATCTTCATTTGTCAGGGTTATATCATTCACGTTGATTTATTCCGTTTATTCATTAATAAAATGGTTGTTTTGAGAGATTATTACGAAATAAGTGGGAGCGCCGAACGCAAAATGCCTGAGGAATATGACAATTGCATTCTAGGTTATGACCTGGTTACTAATTTACCGATTTATTCAGTACAGAAAATTGTTAAGTTGATCCAGAGAGAGGGAATAGATTACTTTGAGGCAATAGATTTATTCAATCAAACATACGGATGTGGAAATTTAGGAGTGAATGAGCCGATATATTGCATGGATTTAGACAATTAAAACACGAACAAATGAAATACAGTAAGCAGTTAAGTATATTCCAACGCAAACGAAAATGGGGAGCTTATATTTCAATTACCTCAGGGTTAAAATTGAACAGACAAAAAAACACGTTTGAAACATTCTGTAAAAATGCGTATAATGGGATTAAAGGAAAAACCTAAAGGACTAGGAGACACAGTAGAGAATATCCTTGAAGTAACGGGAATAGCCAAAGTCGTAAAAAGCGTTATTAAAACGTGTAATTGCACTAAAAGAAAGGATTATTTAAATAAGGTTGTTCCTTACAAAAACACGAAAAAATGATAACACAAAAAGTAAGCATTAAGGAAGTAATCCCGAATAAGTCAAACCCTAGAATTATTAAGGATGACAAATTCAAAAAATTAGTTCAATCAATCAAAGATTTTCCTAAAATGTTGGAAATACGTCCGATTGTAGTTGATGAGAATAATATCATTTTAGGCGGAAACATGCGTTTTAAAGCATGTATTGAAGCAGGGTTAAAGGAAGTATTCATAATCAAAGCAAACGACCTGACAGAGGAACAAAAACACGAATTCATTGTAAAAGACAACGTAGGTTTTGGAGAATGGGACTGGGATATTTTAGCGAATGAATGGGACACCGATAAATTACAAGATTGGGGTTTAGACTTGCCGTTAGATGTAAGCGTTCAGGAATTAGAAGCTGAAGAAGACAATTACGAAATACCAAACGAAATAACAACCGATATTGTTTTAGGAGATTTATTCGAAATAGGCGAACATCGTTTACTTTGTGGAGATAGTACAGATAGCGACCAAGTTGCAAATCTAATGAACGGACAAAAGGCTGATTTAATTTTTACAAGTCCACCCTATAACGGCAATACACAAACTCCACAAGGTAAATTATATTTAAATAACGATTTAGATAACAAAACTGAAGACGAATATTTAAATTTTTTAGACGAAATTAAAAATACATTTTATACTATATTAAAGTCAAAAGGTATTATTTGTTGGAATATAATGTATAATAATAATTCAAGACAATCATTTATTAAAAATATAAATAGGTTTATTGAGTCGGGTTTATTATTAACTGAGACAATAATTTGGAAAAAAAACGCAATACCTTTGGTAAAAGGATTATCAAGGGCTTTTGAATTTATATTTATATTTCAAAAAGACGAATTAGATTTTTCATATCAACAAAAAAATGCTTACAATGAAAATGTTTGGGAAATATCAAACGCTAAAACTCAAATAGAAACACACAAAGCGTGTTTTCCAGTTGAACTACCTTCTAATGGAATAAGATTATTTACTAAAGAAAAAATGCTTTTATTTGAACCATTTACTGGAAGCGGAACAACAATGGTAGCTTCACACCAACTTAAACGCAAATGTTACGGAATGGAATTAGACCCGAAATATTGCCAAGTAATAATTGACCGAATGAAAAAACTTGACACGAGTTTAGAAATTAAACGCAACGGAATTACAATGTAAATACAGAGTTATGGAAGGAAAAAACGGAGGTACATTAAAACCATTTGAACAAGGCGAAAGCGGAAACCCAAACGGAAGACCTAAAGGAGCAAAGAATAGAAGCACAATAGCACGCAAATGGTTAGAGGTAAATCAGTCGCTTAAAAATCCATTGACTGGAGAGAATGAAACAATGAGCCAAGAAGATTTGATGACCTTAGCATTGATAAAAAAGGCTAGGGATGGAGACACAAACGCATACAAAGCCCTAATGGATTCAGGTTATGGCGCACCCGTTCAACAAATAGAGCAAACAAACACCGAAATAGACCTATCCAGCTTAACAACGGATGAATTAAAGGACTTATTAAAGGAAGATGAATGAGAGGAAAGCACACGCAAAAGACTTGCTCAAAAGGGAATTATCAAGACGAGAGTTATGGCAGTTTTGCTGTTATTGTGATCCTATTTTCTTTAATAACAGACCTTTTCTCAAAGAAATAGCGGATGCATTCCAAGAGATTGAGCAAAAAACAATCAAAAGTTTATCCATTTCAATGCCACCTAGAGCGGGAAAATCTTATATCACGTCATTATTTTGTGCGTGGACCATTGGACGCAACCCTGACAAAAGCGTAATGAGGAACACTTGCACAGCAACACTATTCCTTAAATTCAGTTATGACGTTCGGGCCATAGTTAAATCGGACAAATACCGTAAAGTTTTCAACAATGTAACGTTGTCAGATGACAAATCTAATCTACAAGGATGGAATACCAACAGTAGTAAACAAGTGGGTTATTTTGGTGCTGGAGTTGGCGGTACAATTATAGGGTTTGGAGCGTCAAACGTTGCTATAACGGATGACCTTTACCGAGGTATTGAGGACGCATTATCCGACACTGTAAACGACAGGATAAACCAATGGAAAGAATCAACGCATGACAGTAGATTTGAGAGCGGTTGCGCTAGGATTGACATAGGTACTCGCTGGAGTTTAAATGATGTAATAGGGCGCAATATGGACTCAAAAATATACGACAAATCAATCATTGTAAGCGCAATGAATGAACAAGGGCTATCATTTTGCGAGGATGTCCTTACAACGGATGAATACATAGAAAAAAAGAAACGAACAGCACCTGAGATTTGGGAGGCTGAATATCAACAACAGCCAGTTGACATGAAAGGTAGGTTGTTCAATGAGTTGAATTTTGTATCAAAAGACGAGTTCGCAGAAATAAACAAAAATAATCCTATTGAGGGGTGCATAGGTTACGTTGACGTTTCGGATCAGGGGACAGATTACACGTCTGTTGCAATTTGTGCTGTAATTAAAAAACAGTTGTTTATAGTTGACTATCTTATGACTAGGGATAATACCGACATTACAATACCGCAGACCGCTGCATTATTAGACAAATGGAGGGTAACTTATTGTAGGGTTGAGAGCAATTCAATGGGTGCAATGTTTAGTAGGCAATTGCAAACACAGACAAAAACACGAATACTTCAAGTTCATAACACCCAAAATAAAATCACTAGAATAATAATGAGCTCAGCACACGTCATGAATTCAATGATATTTGTACGCAATGGGGACAATCAAAGCGAGTTATTTATACAAAATGTACTGAGTTTTAGCAAGGAGGGAAAGAATAAAAATGATGACGCTCCAGATTGTTTGGCTGGATTAAGTATTTTTGTACAATCAATGTTTAAAAATTTATCGTAACTTTGCTTAAATTCTAATCAAAACAGAATGGAAATTAATTTTTGGGATTCTTTTTTTGGCGTCAATTCAGGACAACAGAACAGATTTATAAATCAATTTAACCGCCTTCGACCGATACAAAATCAGGTTTGGGGAGTTAAAAACGCAATATGGATTGACACAAATAACGCATGGGAATGGTTTTTATCTATTCCTGAGTTTAGAGCTGTAATTGATAAGAGAGCGTCAATGATGAGTTCAAATATTCCAAAATTATATGATAAAGATAATGTTCAAATAACGGATCATTGGTTTTTAGACATGGTTAAGCGACCAAATCCCATTCAAAGTTGGTCCGATGTAGTTTATTCTTTGTCAGTTAATGACGCTTTATACTCAAATGCGTTCGGTTATTGCCCGTTGAGAGCATTCAACCAGCGTAATTTGTTTGTTCCGTTGCCTAGTAATAAAATCCAAATCATGACTAGTGGAAAAACACTCAAGCAAATGGATGTAAACGGGTTGATTGACGGGTATAGATTCGAATACGATGACAATAAAATCGAAACGTTACCTATTGAAGATGTTATCTATTTGACTACAACGGATGGAATGAGCATTGTTAAGCCGACCAGCCGAATAGATGCGCTCAAATATCCATTGAGTAATATCAAAGCGTCATATCACAAACGAAATGTATTGCTAGAGAATATTGGAGCAATAGGTATATTGTCCGCTCAGAACTCGGATATTGGAGGGGCAATTCCAATGACACCTGAAGAGAAAAGAGAGATCCAAAGAGATTGGTTTAATCGTTCAAAAGACGAAGTAATTATAACAGAAAGTCAGGTTAATTGGCAATCAATGAGTTACCCGACAAGGGACTTGATGTTATTCGAGGAGTTAACAGCCGACAAAATGGCTATCATTGACGCTTATGGAATGAACGCAAACTTGTTTTCAAGTGATAAAGGTAGTACATTCAGCAACGTTAAGGATTCTATTAGGATGGTTTACACAGATACAATTATTCCTGAAACACAACAAATGTACGATTCAATTTGCCACCAATTAGGAATGGATAAAGAGGGTATTCGTATAGAGGCTTGTTTTGACCATTTGCCAGTATTACAAGCGGATGAGTTAGCCGAATATCAAGCATTAACTGAGAAAGTAACAGCATATAATTTGCTATTGAATGACGGAGTTATAACAAAGGAACAATTTGCAGCCGAATTTGGGTATGAATTAGAGCCTATTGACAAGGCACAAGCTCAACAAAACGGACTTATTCAGGCACAAACAGAATTGAGAGGAACAGTCGGAGGTTTAAACGGTATAATTGCTCTTAATACAGCTGTTGCAACAGGTCAAATGACGAATGAAATAGCAGTCAATACCTTAGTTAATTACTACGGATATGACCGTATTGTCGCTGAATCAATGATAACCGCTACACCTGAGAATCCACAAACAACAACGTTTTAACTATGAAATCAACTACATACCAAACAAAAGGAGCAGCCGAAATAAAGGATATAAGCTCCGATAAAAGACAAGTGGCTGTCTACCTAGCAAAGTTTGACAATATCGACTCAGATAACGATATGATTAAAAAGGGTGCGTTCACAAAATCTATTCAGGAACGTGGTCCCGACAGCCCGTCCAACCGAAAAATAGCATTTTTACGCTGGCATGATTGGGAAAAGCCTATCGGTAAATTCCTGACGTTACAAGAAGATGACTTTGGATTGTTTGCAGTTAGTCAGTTAGGTACGTCAGTAGGTGGAAATGACGCGTGGAATGATTATAACGATGGAATAATTCGTGAACATTCAATCGGATTCCAATATATTCAAGACAAAATGCGCTGGATAGATGACGCAAACGCTCCAGCACAAGGTTATTGGATGATTTCAGAACTAAAATTATACGAGGGGAGTGCAGTAACATTCGGAGCAAATAGCGAAACGAATGTAATTGACGTCATGAAGTCGGAAGATAAGGTCGCAAAAGCGGTCAAAATCTCGAATGAAATAGATATATTAATCAAAGGACTTGCAAACGGTAAAGGATCAGATGAGCGTCTATTTGAAATGGAAATGAAATTAAAATATTTGAACAGTCAAATGTTAATACTCGCAAAAAGTGAGCCGTTTGTAAAAGAACATTCGCCTATTATCGAGCCAATAATAGCACAAGAATTGTTTAATTGGAGTGATGTAATAAGTAAATTTTAAACGAAAAAGTAAAAATTAAATTAAAAAACAATGGAAAATTTAACACCAGAACAAGTAGTTGAAAAAATCAACACAAAGTTCAATGAAACGTTGGCTACAATGCCGACAAAAGCAGACCTAGACGGTTTGAAAAATGACGTTGACGCCTTAAAAGGATTAGAAGCTAAAAGTCAAGAAATCGAAAAAGCAATAGCAAGATTCGAGGGCAAAATGGAGGCAATTTCTGAAAAAGGATTTAAGACAGAGCGCGCACCACGTTCACTTGGTGAGGCAATCTCTCAAGCTTATGTTGCTAATATCGATAAGATTAAGGAGACAGCTGAAAAAGGCGGAATGATGACATTAGAAACGAAAACTCTTTATGACACAACAATTGATGGTGATTACTCAGGTAACATCGCATTGTCTACACTAGAAGCTGGAGTTTCTACAATTGCTCGTCCAATTATCAAGATTAGAGACATTGTGAACATGGGTACAACAGCGTCTAAATTCGTAACTTATATATCTCAAAGCGTTCAAACAGCGTCAAGTTGGATTGATGAAGCTGGAGTTAAGATTTCAGGTCAACCGTCTTATGAAGAAATTTCTGAAGAGGTTAAGAAAATCGCTGGAACTGTTAAGATTTCTAAGGAAATGTTATCTGACCTTGCATTTGTTCAATCGGAAATCAATAGAGATTTAATGGCTTCTGTTGACCAAGCAATCGAAGACGCTTTATTGAATGGAGCAGTTGGTGGTATCAATGGAATTTTAACTAACTCAGTTACTTTCTCAGCTGGTACATTTGCTGGTACTGTTGTAACTCCAAACATATCGGATGTTATTAGAGTAGCAATTGCACAGATTCAAAATGCTAATTTCGAGCCTACGCACGTTGTGTTAAATCCTGAGGATGTTGCAGCAATGCAATTGACTAAGTCGTCAACTGGCGAGTACACTTACCCTATGTTCTTAATGGATGTAAATAAAGTGGCTAACTTATCAGTCGTTTCAACTACTAATATGACAGCTGGAACGTTCCTTGTTGGAGATTTCACAAAGTCAAATGTTAGAATGAGAGAGGCTATGAATGTTCAGGTTGGTTATGTAAA